GGGCTAGCGCGCCAAGCGGCCCGCCAGGAGGGCTACTTGCCGTTGTCCTTCTTGTCTGCGTCCTTGGCGGCCTTCCAATCGTCCTTCGACATGCCGAACAGCTCCGGGTCCTTCTCAGTCATGAACTTGACCTGATCCTTGACTTCCTCGGCCTTGTTGCTGAGCCATCCCATCGCATGCTCCTCCGAAGTAGGTGTTCCATTGCCCCTGCTACCGGCTAAGCGCCGGTCAGGACCACCTCATCCGGGTGTCAGCGACGCCTTGGAGAACAGGGCACGCGGGACCACGCCCATGGCCTTATCGAGCCAGCCCTGATCGGCCGGGTCCTCCGGCGGCAGCACGCTCACGCCTAGGTAATCTGGCTAGGCGGCCGGGTTGCGCTGCCAGTACGGCTGCGACCCGGTGTTCACCGTCTGCGTCTGCGGCCCGCAGGACGGCGGCTCATAGCGCAGCGCCCGGATCCCCGGGCGCACCCGCCGGTACACCCACGGGCCGGTGAGCTTCCGGTGCTCGGGGTCCTCGTAGAATCTGGCAGCTTCCTCGTCATCCATGTCCGGGGTAATCGGGTCATCGCGTACTATCAGTGGAGGCCCCCTGCCCGGTTCGTTTGACGTGATCTCGCCGGGTACCGTCTTAGGTTTCAGTGGCAGGGGGCCTTCCGCATGCCCGCGACGCGGTAGCATGGCTCCCGGTACCCGGCGGTGCCTGTAAACGAACTGAAACCTCCCCCACGCGGAGCCAGGGGGCAGGCGGATCCCTTAGAACCTCTCATACCGCCGGTGATTGCAGGGAGACACACGTGGGGCGCCCCTGCGCTCGCCTTTGAGAATCAGGCGGGTTTACCACTCCCTTTCCCCCCCTTCACCCAATGGGGGGTAGGGGGGCGGTATCTCGTTTTGAGCGTAGCGAAAAGCAATGCACTTGAAGGGGATAACCCTGCCCGGGGAATCAGTTAGCCGCGCCAGTGACGGATATGCAAGTTGCGCTGCCGGTGCTCCCACGCTCCCAGCCGGGCCAGCGCCCACCACTTCCCGAGCCGGAGCCCAGCTGCCAGCGCGAGCACCGCGACAACCACATAGCCAAACCACACGCCCTAGGCAATCGGGTCAGGGGTCGTGCGGGAAGACTTCGGAGTTGACGAACACCGGGAAATCGATCTGGTTCATATCCGCCGGCCCGAGCACGTGCAGCTGACCGGTGCGGTGGTCGCGGCGGACGATGATCTGCGCCCGGTCGTCGCGGTCCCGCGGGTGCTCGAACACCTCGACGGCACCGGAGTACACCCCGCCGGCCAGGGTGCGCAGCGCCAGCATCTGCACCGCCAGGTCGAACATGGGCACCCCGGTCGCCTCACCGGTGACCTCCAGGGCGGCGGCGTTGCGGGCCATCTCCTGAATGGGCTTGGAGTAGGAGTACGAGCCGATGGTCTCGTTCTGCATCGGGGAGGCGATCACGGCCCGGTACGGCTGCCGCAGGTACAGGTAGTCCGCGAACGCGCAGATCCCGTTCAGCGCCAGCGTGGCCGCGTCCGCCGGGGTGATGGCGTTGTACCCGTCTAGCTGAGATGGGTCGGTGATCTCGGTGCGGAAGGTGAACTCGATGGTGGCCAGCGTCAGCGCGGAGACCGCGTAGCTGGTGTAGGTGGACTCCGGCTGGCCGGAGAAGAACGCCAGATCGGACACCTGCGGAACCGGGTAGATTCAGGCCACCCCCTCCAGCACCTTAGCCTCGAACAGCACACGGACGACAGTAAGACGCATGCTGGGTAGATGCAGGAGATTGCTTACATTTGGAACACAGGCCATCTTTGCGCACAAACTTATTATATCGATAAGTCTGTCCTGGTCAGGGACACACCAGGGCAATCGGATCAGGAGGACAGGCCCAGCACCTTCTCCGCCGTCATCCAGTTAGCGGCTATCGCCTGCTGGGCGGCGGCCAGCTTGATGCGCCCGGCGCACACCGCCTTGTGCAGCGCGTCTTCCACGTAATCCTTGGGGTTGGGGGTGCCTGTCTCCGGTTCCGGCCACAGGTTGGACGCATCGTTGTCCCCGCCCAGCTCCAGCGGGACGTCGTGGTCAAGCTCGGTCGTCACGCTATGGGCCAGGCCGTGGGCGGGATAGGCCACGCCGAATTTGAACGCTCCGGTCTGCGCCTCCGGCGGCCTGAGCACACCCCTTATACGGCCGGCTACCGCAACGGTGCCGGGACCGCGCGGCCGCGGCGCCGCTCCGCCTCGTCGGCCTGCCGCAGCGCCTGCTCCCCGGGGCCGGCGAACGTGATGGGATTCCCCTCCGCGTCCTTGCCGGCGCTCAGCTTCTGGAAACCATCCGCGCCGTCCAGGTAGGACCGCCGGCCCGGCCACGGGCCGGCGGCGAAAAACTGCTTGCCCCAGCGGTCAATCTGCTGCGCCCGGTCCAGCAGGATCCACACCCGGGCCTGCTCCCAGCGCGGGTGCCCGGGGCCGATCTCGATCTCCTGCCCGCGGTACCACACCTGCCCGAACGCGGTCAGCCCGTCCTCAATCATGTGGATGATCACCGTCTGGCCCTCGGCCGGGACGTAGGTGACCGGGGCGTTCTCGAACGCGCGGGCGGCGGCCAGCGCCTCGGTGTGCTGCCGGTCCCGCTCGGCGCGCTCGGTCTCGCTCAGCTCGGCGGCCGGGCGGGGACGCTCCTGTACCGGGCCCAGCACCGGGGCCGGGGCATCCATCGCCAGCCCGCACTCCGCGCAAAACCGGGCACCGGGGACGTTGCCGTGCCCGAGCGCACAGGCCGCGCCGAGCGCGTAGGGCTCGCCCGGCTCAGCGGCAAACGGCTTGAGCTGCGCAGCGGCGGCGATAGGGTCTACGGCAACCTGCTCGGCTCGTTTACTCCGTGGCATGCCGTGGCAATCGGCCCGGACAGGACTAATGCGTGCCAGATTCCTGCGCGACCCGGAGCTCGAACCCGCCGCTGTTCTGCCCGGCCATCCCGGTGGTCTCCGGACTGGCCGCGGTGACCTTCAGCTCATACCCGCCGGTGTTCGGGACAGTGGGGGCGTTGATGATTTTGCTCATGCCCAGGTAATCGGGCCAGCAGATAACAGGGTCAGACGATCAGCCCGAGGTCCTCGGTGAACGGGACCTCCCGGTAGGACTGCGGCGGCCGGGCCGCGGTGAAGGTGCCGCTCAGCGCCTGCCGGTAGAACCACTCCGCCAGCGGGCCCGGGGTCAGCGTGGAGGTCTGCCCGCGATGCTGGGACCGGGACCGGACCGGGAAGATGCTGCACCGGCCCGCGCCGTTAATCCGCCGGCGCAGATGATCGTCCCACGACTGGCTGTTGCCCGGCGAGGCGTGCCAGCCCGGGCCGATGAACTCCCGCCACCGGTCCGCCCAGGTGCCCCACACGATCGGGCTGAACCAGGAGGCCTGCACCACCGCCGCCTGATCGCCTGACCCGGCGTGCAGCGAGTGCGCGCACACCGCGGTCACCTTCCCCTCACCTGCATAGGTGCCAGCCGCCCAGCGGAAATACTCCAGCACGTCGGTGCTGACCACAATGTCCTCCTCGGCCAGCACCGCGAACCCGGCGCCGGAGGCGAACGCCTCCCGCAGCGCGCGGCGGGTGTTGCGCAGGCAGCCGAGCCGGGAATCGGCGACGCTCACCTGCGCGGAGGCGAACGCGCCGCGCACCCAGGCGGTGAACTCCGGGACCGGGAAAAACAGCCGGCACGGCTCCAGGGCGAACAGCAGATGCCAGTCCTGCACGCCGCGCGCCGCCGCCCAGGAATCCAATGTGGCGCGCAGGTACTTCTGCCGGTGCCCGGAGACGGTGAACGCGACGACGTTAACGGGCAACCTGACCCTCATGGCTGCGCAGCCCGCCGGAGATCCCCTCCGGCGCAAGCTCCGGCTGCTTCTGCGGGATGCTGCCGGCCGGGACATTCACGGACGGCACAGGCAGCTCGCGGTGCCACAGGACATACATCTCGGTGTAGTTAGGTATCGCCGTGTGCACCTGCCAGCCGTCCGCGACCATCTCGTCCAGCTGCGCCTTGACTTCCCCGGGGTACTGCCCCGGGTTGTACATACCGTACTGATACTCGAACGCCATGCCAGGGAAATCGGAAAGCCCCGGCCTGCGGTACACGGGCCGGGGCTTCCGCCAGGGGCTCAGGCCAGCCTAGTCGATCTGGGCGCCGGTCTGCGGGTTGCTGCCCAGCCAGTACCCGTTCGGGACCGCGGACGTGCCCGCCGTCACGATTCCCGTAGCGACGAGCATCTGCTCCGGCCGCTGAACCACCGGCAGCAGGTTCCATTCCAGAAGATATTGCCGGGCGCTCGGGTCCTTGTCCTTCCAGGTCTTGGCGTATTTGCCGGTGAACCCGCTGGGTGCCTCGTCGTCGGCGGTGGGGCCGATCATCAGCTCGAGCGGGCGCTGGTCGGTGTAGTTGCCGAGCAGAATCTGCCCGTCCGGCACGAAGAACGTCAGTTGGCCTGAGTCATTTTCGTACACTTGTTCGGTCGTCGTCCAGGTGAGGCCCATGAACCCGGAGATGATCCCGGAGGAGTAGTACTCGTCTTTCATCCGGTCGCTGATCATCGTTGCCGGGATGTTCACCGTGGAGCCGGCGCCCGCGTGCACCCACGCCTCCATGAGCGCCGCCATGGTCACGCTGGTGGCGAAGCATTCCCTGGCCGGGACCCGGCCGTGAATCTGGATGATCCGCTTCCAGGACCGGACGTCTTCGATTATCTGAAATGGCGATGCGTAGGCGACGGAGCCGGACCCGTACACCAGGTTGGTCTGCGCCTGGCCGAGCGTCCCGGCGCCCGTCCCGGTGTAGGACAGCGACGGGTTGGACACCCACGGCGCGGCCGGGGTGACGAAGTGGGACGTCGGGAACTTGTAGTCCACGATGGCCTGCACGTCGCCGTAGTTATAGGAGATGCCGCCGCCCAGCGCCTGCCAGATGGTCCATTCGGCGAAGTTATCGAACCGCTGGTTCAGGTCGTTGATCTCGCGCAGCACCGCCTTCTCGGCGTTGATCGCGGCCAGCTCGCCGGGGGTGCGGAGCCAGTGAATCGTGGTGGGCTCAAAGACCTTCTTCTCGCGCAGGTAGATGAAGGCCGCGCTCTCCTGTGACCTGCCAAGACGCCCGATCACATGCGCCTCGGAGTTAGGCACGTTCGGCTTGGCCACCATCCGGCTGCCCTTGATCACGTCCCACGTCACGCTCGGGTACGGCCAGGGCGTCTGGCTCAGCCGGTTGAGCATGAGCAGGCTATCCGGGACCATGAACTTCTCCACCAGACCGCGCAGGACAATCGGCTCAAGGAGACTTATGTCA